AGTAGTGTACTCCCAACAACAAAATGTTTTTTCAAATTATAGAATTTTTCCTGTGCCTAGTAGTGGTCGTTAGTAATCCACTGACAAAAGACCATACTGGTAATAGATGTTTTGCTGGTGGCCACCTGTTCAAAGAGATAACGCAGAAGGTAGGGACCAGTGAAATATGCATTAAAGATGATATATCAATAATTAAAAGCCAAGTTGAAATTATAAAGAAACAAAATGATATAAGTTATAATATAAAGTTTTATAGAATTTATCTAGTTAAAGAATGGAGTGATTGCAATCCAATTTTAGACGTGCACGGATCCGTAATGATACTAGATATCACTAACAGTGGTCTAATTGAACCTAAAATGTATACGTGCAGAGCATCTTGTGATATAACATTAGACAAAGATAATGCTGAAGTAATATTTATCTCACAAAAGAGCAATAACTATGAATTAGCAGGCACTACAGTAATGCATGGCTGGTTCAAAAATGTGGTTTCAGTAAAATTAGAACATACTTGTGAGCATTTAAGTGCCACCTGTGGTCAAAAAACAATAAAGTTCCATGCTTGTTTTAGACAGCATAGAGGTTGTGCTCGCTTCTTCAGGAATACCTACATGCCAATCGCTATGGTTGAAGCTTTATGTTCTAATATAGAGCTGATTATATTTGTTAGTTATATATTCATTTGCTTAGCTTTTTCTTTTATAATAACAAGAACATACATTGCATACCTTTTAATACCAGTCTTCTATCCTATAACATACATATATGGAAAACTGTACTTAAAATGTTTAAAAACATGTCCAAACTGTTTATTGGCTATTCATCCTTTTACAAATTGTAAAAATATTTGCATATGTGGGAGTCGGTTTAGCAATACAGAGTCGCTAAAAGTGCATAGATTAGGCAATTGCTACGGATATAAGGCATTGAGTGGTGCTAGAAGTATGTGTAAGTCAAAAACATCATCATTTGCAACAGCTGTCTTTTTTGGTATCATCATATTATCATTCATCACACCATTGCATGGTGAAAAGACATATAAACTGTCAGAATTACCTGATGATTATATAAAATTAGAAATGATGATAAAAAATATCAATACAAAAGAAACTATAACTGACATCCTAAACTATGCACTAATATTTTCGATAATAATTATCACAGTATGCCAAGATTACTTTTTTAATTTCCTTTATAAAGGCCGATTTAGATTTTGTTCATTTTGCGAGATGATACATGCTAGAAAAGGTTTGAAAATATTTTCAAATATGACCAACAAGTGTGGAACTTGTATATGTGGTTTCAATCAAGAAATAAGGTCAGGCTTCGATTATGAGATTTTTATAAAAGATATGCATATAGCAAAGGAATCATGCAGATACAATTACTTTAAATCGTACAATGTATCTATGAAAATCCTCTTAATATTAATGCTAATACCATTAATTGGAACTACTGTTGCTGATGATACAGTGTGTTTGAAATATGATTTAAACAAAGGATTGGGTGATCTTAAAAACTGCTATGGTTTAAAGTTGGGTATATCAAACTATAAATCTGTGGATAGTGCTTACAATGAGCTAACAGAGAAAAAATTAGTGTCTGACTTAGATAAGCTAGATTTGAGTATATTAAAAGGTTCTAAAGAGCATATCTTTGATGCAATAGAAAATTCATTAAATATACATCGCATGGTATTTTTAGAATATCTAGCTTACAAGACTAATCCTAAACTTAAAGAAATTACACACAATACTGGACCTTATAATGTGGCTTGGCGAGCTTTTATTCATAATAATAATCTTGAAATATGCGGGAGTTATCCATATAAATTAATTTGTTATTGCATAAACCAGAAGACACACTGCGAAAACACAACAGTTGACCATGGTTCCCAGATTCAACCTTATTATACAAAACACCCAAATACTTATAAAGCTGATATGGAAGCTTTATTAAAAACTATCCAGATTGCTTTCAGAGGGATAGTTAAAGTTTTAATTCAATTTTATGTTGAAAATAACAAAACTTCAGATCTTATAAATTTATTGACGGAATTGCAAACTAAGATGGAGAACAATCCCCAAATGAAGGGTATTCTAAAATTTTTATGTGAATTCATGAAAACCCCTTTACAAGTTCCTAAAACTATGAAGATCAATGTCAAACCTGATATATCTGGAGCTAATCCATTTAATAATTTTTCTACATCAAAAGAAAATATTACTAAATGTGTTAAAATAGTAAAACTTAGATGTATAACAAAATCAACACTAATAGAGCATAATTATATCTTGTGTGGTGAATCAGAAAAAAAGATCTATCAATGGCCTACTAAACCAACCATTATGGAGAATGGTAATGCCTGCTTAGGTGACAAACACTGTCATCTACAGTTTACACCAATTGAAAATGATGAAGCAATAAAAACAGTAAGCTGTTATAAAGAAAATTTTGAACAAAACCCTGGCCCGATGAATACTCAACTTAAGAAGTGCGAAGCATTAAATGTGGGAATATGTGTAACTATAAAAAACGAAAACTGGCCTATAGTGCAATGTAAGACAGAATTATATTATTATGCAGATGGCAGAATACATGCAAAAGATGGGACTATCAACAATTATTGTTTCTCTGAAAAATGTAATGTGGATAGATTTCCAATTCATTCAGATTACATTTCCACATGCAATTGGCAAGAAACAGCAAAAGATTATCAACATGTTAAGGAATTCATACATTTAGATATAGAATCTTATAAAAGGGCAATAGAATCTGATATTAAAACAGATTTGGTAATACATAAATTCCGACCAACAAAAAACCTTCCACATGTAATCCCAAGATACAGCAGTTTAATATTACAAGGGACTGAGACTAGTGATGGAATCCAGAATGCATTTATTCAAGGCTCTTTACCAGCTATCAGTGGTCTTGCAAATGGATATCATCTTTATACACCAAACTCAAAGCAATTGTTTGACGTCATATTATTTTTAAGAAAAGCATCATATAGAGCAGAATATAGAAGAATTTATACAACTGGCCCAACTATAGGAATAAATGTAGAACACAATGAGCAATGTACAGGTTCTTGCCCTAAAACAATTGAAAAAAAGCAAAATTGGCTGACATTTTCAAAAGAACACACTAGTCAATGGGGGTGTGAAGAGTATGGTTGCCTTGCGATGGATGCTGGCTGTGTATACGGATCATGTCAGGATATAATTAGACCTGAAATTGACATTTATAAGATCTATGGGAGTGAAAGGAGCATGGTAGAGTTATGTATAACATTGCCTCATGAAACATTCTGCAATGACCTGGATGTGTTAGAACCAATTATTGGTGATAAAATACAGGCTGCTTTCCAGACAGTTCAATCAACACATATGCCCAGGCTGATAGCTATTAAAAATAATAAAGCATTTACAGGTCAAATAAATGATTTAGGCAATACTGCAAGTTATTGTGGTTCAGTCCAAAAGTTCAACGGCACTATTTTAGGTCAAGGAGATCCTAAATTTGACTATATATGCCACTTATTAAAGCGAAAAGATATAATAGTCCGTAGGTGCTACAACAATAACTATGAATCATGCAAATTTTTAACACCTAGACCAGATATAATAATTGACAAGAAAAATGATATATTACAAGCAAGTATAGTAGGAATGAATCTTGGTCAGATGAATTTTAAAATAATGTTAGGTGATATAAATTATAATCAATATACAGAAACCGAGAATCTAGAGATAACAGGACAATGTGTTGGATGTATAGATTGCAGTGAAGATATAATTTGTAGTCTTAAAATAAGCTCTCAATCTGAATCAGTGTGCAAAATAACCTCAGAATGCAGGTTATATATAGAAAATATTCTAATCCAGCCGAGTGTTAATGATTACAACATAAAGTTGACATGCAGGTCTAAATCTGATAAATTGAAGATCAACATATGCAAACAAGAATTTGTTTTACCCTTAACCATCAAATCTCACAACCAAAAAATAGATTTGTCTAAATTAGATGAATCAAATTATATAAAGGAAGAAGATCTAAGGTGTGAAACAATGCTCTGTAAAGTAAAAGATGAAGGGATATCATTCATTACTGAAGGCATATTTGGAGGAATTTCTTATTTTTGGAAAACCATAATCATATCTCTAGCAACAATTGGCATATTAGTCATTTTCTACTACATAGGACTGCCATTATTTAAAATCTTAAAAGATTATTTAAAAAGAAATGAATTGGAATATCTAGCAGAGAGAAAATTGAAATAATTGAAATATATAAATCAATGGAATCTAATAGGTAATTTTAATTTTGTTATTGCGAAAAAATTAAATAAATATAAATTACATAAAAAAACAAATTATTGTTGGTAGCACACTACT